CAATGAGTACGACTAGAGCCCCGCCGGAAGCGGCAAAAGGCCCTCTACTGCCCATTGTTCCATGATACGCCGGCCCACGGCCTTCGTACCCTCCTCCGATCGATCTCTATGGCGCTCCACGAGCCCATTGTGATTGCGATGGAGTGTGTGATACCCCGGCACCAGCGAGTCCAAATGATCACAGCTCAACGCCGGGACCCGGATGCCATCGGCAACGGGCCGGGGATCGTGGCAAGGACAACGATACTCTCTGACAGTGCGGGTTTGAAGGGGGTGGTTGCACCAAGGGCCACTCTCCCAAGGGTCATACGAGCAACGGCAAAAACGTACGTCCTCCTCCACGACCAGGGCGGAGGCCTGGCAGAGTTCGGCTACCCGAAGGCAGATCCTACACTTGGAACCAAGGGTGACTTCGTTCTGGCAGCAGACGATCCTCCGACGGAGGCTGGTGACCCTCTTGAGCACGTCCCAAAACCCATACTTCTGCTGGAAGGACCTAATCTGGTGATAAAGGTCACCGACGTCCCAGACATCGGAGACCTGATCCCAAGGTTGGGAGGTCTCGGAAGCCATTGGCGCATAGGACAGAGCGGGTCCAATCGAGTACTGTCTGAAGGGCTCGCAGCAGAGAAGTTTAGATGCAAGTGTGCGGACGTGGAGAGAATATCGGGGTTTCCCTTCTTTCTCGACCCAGTAGGAAGGACGGGTATGACCAAAGCCCCCAAGCCCAATCGGCACAAATAGGTCTCGGCCTTGGCAGTTTTTCCGCAGAGCGTCACCATGAAGACGAAGGAACTCGCGAACCGCCCGGGAGCCCATCCAGTGGGGAACCATCTCGAAGAAGGCATCGACAACCAGCTCGGGCCGAAACTCCTCGTTAGCGAGCTTCTTGATCCCGAAAAGGAGACCGGGTCTCAGAACGCTGAGGCGCCTCCACGTACCATAGTGAGGACGGTAGCGCTGGGCATTGATGACCGCAAAGAAAGAGGATTCATGGGACTTACCGGGAGAACGCTGAAGACCGACTTTCGAAGACATTTCCCAAAAGTCAGACTCAATCTGAGGGTTAGAGCGAGCCAAACGGTCGTCGCCATTGATGAAAACCCGTTGGATACCAATATCACGCGAAAGGCCGTTCCGAAGGAAGGCGGCGAGCGAAACACCAAGGTTGACCAGGCAGAGTAAGGGGAACGAGGTTGTCTGTCCCATAAGCTGCCCACACTGCTTTTGGCCCTTCAGCCGTTTGAGAAGAACCTCCTGAGGACCCGAAGGCGTCATTACGTCACAGACTCTATAACCCTTGGGAACGTCGAAGTACTCTGGACGGCCCGATAAAAGGAGCCCCCCGCCACAATCCACAGCCCGGAGATGGCGACCCTCCACGTACGCAAAGGGAAGGAATCCATAATCGAGCGTCTTGTTGGCATTGTCGTCAAAGATGACGTTGGGAGCGACAAAGCCGCGTGTAATCCGATCGAGGATCCGGTCGGTCAGGGTATGATTCAGGAGATCAGAAGCATTGCTGAAGTCGCTGGAAGCGGCAAAGTCACTACCTCTCAGACGACCCAGTAGAGCGTCGACCTGCGAGCCATCGATGCGTCCGGCCAAGCTAGGAAAACAAGGCAACTTCTTCAGTTCGGAAAAGACGGCCGTCTGCCACGATTTGGCGACGATCGCACAGAAAGTCTCTCCCTTGGTGACAATGCGAACCTTATTGCCGGCCTCTGCGACCGGGCACACGCGGACCTCCTCTGTGAGACCTTTCGCAAGACTGGACTGAGCCTCCTTGAGGATGAAGTCCGTCCACTCCCGCTGAGTCGCCTCATAGGAAACTGAAGGAACAACGCGGGGAAACCCGGTCGGATCCAGGCCATCGCCGCACCAGGTGACAGAGGGCTCTTCCTCAAGACAGGTGTAGGCCCCGTCCCAATCGGCGTACGCTGAATGGTCAAACCGGGGCTGGCCGTCCCTATCGACCGGTCTAATAGGCAGGCGGAGCGGTCCGGAACGGACCCGCTCGGCCCACGCGACCTTAGCAGCCTTGCCGGTCACTCGGACGCCCTCGAAAACCCGGATAGCATACCCGAGGCCCCCTTGGAGCGACCTTGAACTCTCCACTTTCCCGGATGCACTAGCCGGAATATCGAGGAGAAAGGGAACCTGAAACTTCTCTTCAAGACGTGAGCCGATTCGTTCCAGGAGAGGGGCAAGTGCATCGAATACCTCCTCATTTGCACCGTCATTCGGTCTAGATGATCCCACGCGTGAGTGATGGGCCCACAGCGCTTCAATCTGACCCCGGTCTCGTGCATGACCGGTAAGGACCTTAGAGGCGAAGAGTGACTCCGCAAACTCGATGGCCCAGGCATTGGGACGGAGCCCTTTGCCTAACCTGCACCGCAACCAGCGACGCAGGTGGTACCCCATGTACTGTTCCTGACACGGGGTCCCCAAGAGTTTTGCACTGAAAAACTCTAAAAACTTCTTCGCTTTGCTGGCGAAGACAGACTCACTTGGGTCAGAGCAGACACACCTCACGGTCGTGCCGACGCTTCTCAAGATGAGCTTGCTCGCACCGAACAACAAAAAAACTGACGACAATCTGTCGATGAATTCAGTCATGGTTCGGGAGCCGAAAGGGCGAAAGTCGTAGCCGATCTCCATGTCCTCAAAGGATAATGGATATCGGCCACGGTTGCCGTCGATCATAGAGAGATCCGCCGCACCCTGAGAGGGAGGCGCGGTTTCCGATAGTCCTACAGCCGTACGGCCGAAGGCAGCGGGCATGTTCTCACGAACCCGCATTTTGAATTTCCGTTGACG